TGAAAGTTACCCTGCTCTTCACCATAAATACCAGATTGAAGAAGACCTCTAGCTGCAAACTCATCCTTCAGTCTCTGTAGCTGTCTTTCTCTATCAACCTCAAGAGCAGATTGAGTCTGTTGGAAGTTAGTTTGTGCTTCTCCACGTTCTCTTGTTAGCTCACTAAGGAAATCTTCTAGTGTCCTCTGTCCGCCTCTAATAGATTGCTGATAAGCCTCATCTCCTGCTAAGAATGCTGCAATAGTAGGAGGAGGTGGTGGAGGCTTAGGTTTTGGAGGAGTAATAGTCTTTACTGGAGCAGATTTTGTAGGTCTAGGAGGAGGAGAACTAGGAGGATTACTTCTAGGGGGTGGAGGTGCAGGACGAGGCGCAGGACGAGGTTTTGGCTTATAGGAATTATTATACGAAGCTTTAGCAGCGCTAGTAGCCTTTTTAGCAGCAGTTCCAACTGCCCCGTAGTTAGTTGATTTCTTCTTCTTTTTAGCTGGTGGTGTAAACAGCCCATCTACTGTAGCTGGAGCTGCCATTAAATCTTCCTCCCAACATCAGGAGACATATGCTGCCCCTTTCTTTTAGCTTGCAGTCTCCGTAGCATTGCCGATCGTTTTGCTTTAGCTTTCAAATCTCTTTCTCTATACCCTAATTTGTCAGAAGGACCGATATTAGGGAACGATCTGCCTCCGCCATAGATCTTTTTCCCGACAGCGTAAGGCAGGTACTGTTTTTGATGACTAGCAACCATTAGCTCTCCTGTGCGCTAACTAGCTGCTTAGTAGCAACCACAACTACAAATGAGAAAATCTTAGTAGGCTGTGAGCTAGATCCATTAGTTTCTAGTTGCACTGAGAAGTTTACTTTTCTAAACCTAATACTCTTGTTAAGTTTGACTAATTTGTTAGTATTGAAGATAGAATCCGCAGCCACAGTAGTTACCACATCACCAGGAGCATCTAATGGTCTCCCCCATGTACCTAATTCACTGAATAAACTACTACCTAACTCTTCCCATGTAGAGGCGAAGATTAAAGTAATGGGTTCTACAGAACCTATAATCTGATTGCCACTAAGAAGGTCTGCACCCCACCAGAAAAGCCTCTTGTAGCGCACAGGGTCTGCCATATCGAAATCTTTAGTAGTAGCAATGCAATACATTGTGTTAGCATTAAGACTAAAACCTTCTACTGCATCAACGGACCTACCATCAAATATCTTGAGTAGTTTATAACCCGAGGCATCATTCATATCGAATGAGTAGCTAGTAAAGTACTCGTCCCTACCTGATCCTTCGTGTTCATGCACCCTAATCAAAGGACCAAATATGTGCCAGTCTACTGTTTCAGTAGGATCAGTCTTGCTCCACTCAGTCCATGTTCTAGTACGCAAGCCAAACACATACGTTCTATTAAAGTACCTAGCTACAAGGCGGTCGCCGAGTAAGGACAAATGATGCTCTTCATAGCGAGCTGTAGTGTTAGCAGGAAGGGAATTGTCAAACACAAACGGTACCTTTATGTTGAGCAAATCGAAGTTGTAGTTAACAACCTCATACACTTTATCATGATACATGCAAAACACAGTGTTCTCATACTGAACTACACCAAAACTAGTATGCGAGCCTACAACAGAGTTGATTTCTCTCAAGATAGCATCTACAGGACTAAGGTCATAGGCTAGGAGATGAGTAGATTCACCTTTAAATAACAGCAAGTTGTCCAGATATACAATGACTGCATTAAGTGTATCTCCATCACCAGGATTTACATCAATGAAACTACTTCCACCCCATGTAGCTGGATCACCAGCATCAGAAAAATGTAGTCTAGATTCATTAGTTGTGGCATCAGGACCAGGTACAAGATACAGCCTATTTTTATGAATTACACAAGCAGTTCCTCTAGGCATAGAAGCAACCGCTACAGGGCCGCCTCCCGGCGTCCAAGACATTCCGCCATTAGCAGATCCTGGTGTAGCTGGCAACCATACCTTACTGTTATAAATCTCCATTGTGACACATTCACGGGATAATGCTCCTGGTGCTAGCTCTGTCCATAAAATACCTTCATTAGAACTTACATAGGTTTTACCATTTTGTGTTCCAAATAGGTAGTCAGTCCCACTGAAATGAGCTGTACCGAAAATAAGAAATCTAGCGTCTGTCGCACCTTCGTCATGTATCTGAATTGCTGGCCTGCTTACTAATGAGCCGTCAATATCTAATTCGAGGTTAATGCACTCAATTAACTCTTCGTTTTCTAGAACCACAGGATCTGAAGATAGATTTAACCCGCCGGTGAAGGGCCCGAGACGTAATACTTGGCTTGGCATTAGGCATCTTCCGGTAACACGGTAATTCTGGGATAGACCTCTGAAGGATTATACGCATTAAACAGAGAAAGTGCTTTTACATCTCCTGCAAATTCAGCACCATGAATAGCACTAATCTCATAGTCCTCATCCATCTGGTTAGCCTTCATCAAACAGTACTTAACAATAGCATTATGGTATTCCTCAGGAAGTGAAATAGTGTCTGTTATAGCAGTTACGTCCGTCGGGCGCTGAGTGTATAGAATCTGTAGACCGTCTGTAGCATTCTGGTCTGGTGTGGGATATAGAAAAATCTTACGCTCATACGTAGTGTATACACAAGGAATCCCCTCTCCCACAACCACACGACCAGAAATGTATCTATCAAATTCACCAGGACTTATCGCCTCAATATGAGCATATGTCTCCATGCTTGCCATTTTGATTCTAACAGTTCTTAAAACTAATAAGTCAGTAGGGAATGCATACGTGTCAGTACCGTCCACAATGTTTACAGTAGTAGTAAGTTGTAGCACGTGCTCATTATGCATTACTATTTCACGTTGAGCATCGCTAATCCATTGTAGGATATCATCATCAATAACCTGGACGCCGCTCTCGTCGCCAAAGATCCTTTTAACTCTACTGATAATACCGTTGATGTCCATCCAGGCGCCTCATTTCGTCGTCATACACTACCCCGTTGTGCTTCCATTTACTCTTTGTGTTACCTATGGCAAAGGCAGTTAGTTCTCTAGCTTCTTCTAGGGCATCCATCTGTTCTTTGAGACGCATAGCTTCTATGGCAGCATTGTGACTACGCATTTTCTTCAGTACATCACCATTTTTGTTATCAATGTCAAACAATTTCTCAAGGATACCTACAGGTGTATCTAGTTCTGATGCGTACATGACAATCTTGTTATTGCGTGTATCAAAGATACAGTAAGGTTTAGCTTTATCAATTTGTGTAGTACGGAGTTCCGGCGGAATCCAGCGCAGTTCAAGATGAGGATCATAATCCTCAATGATCTCAGCCAAACGCTCGAATTCCGCCGAAATCCATCTATCCAATTCAGGCGGGTTAGTCATTTCTCACCAACAATTCTCATGGGTTCTCCTGCTATGCGATACAAATCCGCTATGGAGAAACCATCAGTAATTAGTACTAAAGTTTTTGCTTCTAGACGGTCAATCTCTCTATCTGTGATTGTACCGACTATAAATCCCTGACTCTCCAAGCCTGCAATTATCCGGTCATGAAGAGAGCCAGTTCCAGATAATACAGGCTCAGTCATTAGATAACCTCAGTAACGTTATCCAGGACACCGTGCGCGTTGCGACGGTGAGTAGCAATTTCGCAGTACTTATGAAGGTCCGCCACCCATGCATCATATCTTCCGCTAGCATCACGGTGACGCTCCCACATAGAACCGCCCTTATCGAGCCACGACCAATCACCAGCTTGGAACAACTTGTACTCATCCTCTTCCACAAAGAAGAGTCTTCCACCAGTAGCAGTACCCTGGCTGCAATCGAAATCTGCAACAATTGGAATGTCTCTGCCGTCAACCGTAAATGCCAGACCCTTGAACCCACCAGCAAACTCAGTAGTGTTGGTGTAGCGTCTCTGAGCACTGAGCAAGTTAAAGTAGGCAGTCTGGACGCCCAAGGTAGAGAATCCAACAGAAGGCATACCACCACGAGTACGAATCTTGTTAACCATAGAAATCATAGCACCCTCGGAAAGAGCACCATTCACGTTATCGTAGTTAGCAGTCCAGACGTTATCAGTAACACCGTAAAGAGCGCCACCACCCGTACCAGTACCGATGATGACATTCTCAAAACCAGTCTTTTCCTGATCTTTAGATCCAGTACGAGTGATGTAGTCACCAGTAGCAGTTGCAGTAACAGCAGTACCGAAGGTAATAGTCCAAGTGCCGCTGGACTCAACAACAGAAGTAACTTCTACATCTGCATCATTGAGAACGTCAGTAACGTCATAGAGGTCAACAAACATTCCCTCTTCAACATACTTACCGTTAGTCGTGACAAGAGTAAGAGTTGTACCTGCGGCAGTAGCAGTAGCAAGTCTACCTTCAGTACTACCGTACATCTGGCGGTTAACGTCCTTCTTGAGAGTCTGACGCATACCGTTAATCTCACGGTCAAGAACGGAAGCGAAAGACTGTCTCTTAGTCTCGGCCAGTTTCATAGTCTGACCAGTAAGAAGGATAGAACCGTAAAGGTACTTCAGGTTAACTTGTGCGGCCTTGTAAGCCTGAGTGCGCGGAGTAGGCAGAGCCTGAAGTTCACTACGGGCACCAACACCATGATTTCTTCTAGTACGAAGTGCAAACTTAGTGTACTTACCACCGACAGCATCCTCATCGACACCTTCAGAAGTCTTCTCAATTCTCATGAGAGTAATAACTTCAGACTGAAGCTGGTCAACAAGACGATCCTCATAAACCTCTTTGAGGATGTTGTCAACGGTGGTCATCGTTGTAGTCATTTAAATCCCTTCTAGCCAGACGAAGATTGTTCAAGCATCTGGACTACCAGATCCTTAACACCCTTAGAATTCATCTTCTTCGGGTCAATAGGTTGTGTTGGGACACTACCACCAGCTCCAATTGGAGTATAGGCAGGTCTAGCAACCTTACGAACGTTACCGATGAAACTCATTACATCATTGTAGGCATCTTCCATAGTAAGGTTCTCATCTGCAATCATTCTCATCGTAATTTCACGCTCGATACCTTCATCAAACTCACCATGCTTAGATTTCA